AGACTTATCTGATCTAATTGCACCATTAATAAATGGAACACCTAATGCTGTAGTTAGTGCTAGTTTTGGATCTTCTTTCATTTGTGGGATACTTGGCCCCAATGCTGACAGTAACCCTCTACCGATTGGATTTTGTGACTGAGTTTGTTCAGTCTCCTTACCGGCAATGACGCCGGCAGCAATTAGACCGGCCCAACCTAAAGCACCTAGCCCACCTGCGCCAGTCGCTCCAGCACCTGCGCCAGCACCACCAGCACCAGCCGCGCCCGCACTAGTACCTCCTGCTCCAGCACCTCCAGCAGCACCTGCGCCACCGCCAGCTAGTGGGCTACCTTCGCCAAGAAATAGATAAGGGTTAAGACCTCCCATAGGCATACCACCGCCGCCAGTACCGGATGGAGCATTTGCCCCATTAACTCTATCAGCATGATCCTTATTCATTTGCTCCATAAGCATTAAATTAATTAACATGCTATTATTGTCATTATTGTTATTAAGTGTCATATATGGCATTAGATCAGGATCCATTATTATCTCCTATGCAAAAGCTAGAAGCATAGCAAGTGAAGATGCCATATTAACACCAGCTCCAGCCATACCCATGGGGTCAGCAGCCGTACTAGTACCACCAGAAGTAGTTGAAGTACCAAAATTAATACCAGGTTGAATAAGTTGACTATATCTTGAGAGTACATCCCAAGGTGCTTGTTGTTCATAATTCCATCTATTAACTAGATCATCAAGAATAGCTTGATTATTAGATTGATCAATACTACCAGCTTGTCCAAGTAACCCAATATTTGAAGTATCTAATTGATCAATAACACCAGCCGACTTAGCAGCATCACTCATATTGCCTCTTTCAGATGTATAGTCTTGGAATAAATATGGTAATGCAGCATTACTTACTTCTCTAGTAACAGCTTGAACTTCACCAGGTGAACCCATATATCCACCAGATGCAGCAAATCTATCACCAATAGCTCCACCAATTTGATCAGTAAAGTTACCAATCATATTTTCCATATAAGGATTTTGATCAGTTAAATAATTACCAGCTAATACATCACTAGTATAACCAGATGCATCATCTATAAGTGGTGAACCGTTAGAGCCTTTATCAGCTAAGGCTTGGACATAAGCATCAGTATACGGACTAGTTTCAGCTACAGTTGAGTCAGGATAATATGATAATCCAGTCTGTGACTGAGCTTGTGATCTTTTAAATAAATCTTTAAGGTATGGCTTAACACCACCCCAGGGTTCACTAGTAGTGGTTGTCTCAGTTTCTTGACCGCCACCATCACTCATAGCTTTCTCTCCAATTGAACTCTCTTAGGCTTAAAGCCATTAGGTGGCTTACGTAACCAGCCAAGTCTACCAAATAATTTAATACGAGTACAACCATTTTCCACAGCATATTTATCTAGTTGAAGTAAAAAATCATCACTAAACCATTCAAAGAAATTTTCTGTTGAAAACATCCATATAATCATATTAGTTTTACTTACGATTAGTATAGCAACCCCTAATAATTCTTTATCTTTAAATGAGCCAACCATGTGATACTTAACAGGATCAATCACACAAAGTCTTAATAAATCAACTAAATTTTTATCGTCACTATAATATTCGGCCAATAATAATTTGTCAACTACTTTTAAATTCGGTTTATATATTCTTCTTAACTCTATCAATTTAAATCCTCCCACTGTACCGTTACATCATTATATCCTCTAAACTTACCAGTGGTAGAATTATAATATATTTGTCCACCCACAGCTGTTGATGGGTCTGATGTTTTTGGTGTAAGACTAATTAAATCTACAGTAGAAATAAATTCATCACCTTGTCTATTAGATGTACTATTTAAAAGCTCTGTTATTAATTGAATGGCTTCAGCTAATTTCCTCCTATGTTCTTCAGGATCAGTCCAAGTAGTAGGTACAAATAGCTCAAGCATTTCTACCACCTACTTTCTTAAATGATACATCAAGTCCAGTAGCTTTAGTAAAACCATCAAAAGTTATTCTAAATCTAATAAATCGACCCTGAATTACAGGTACGAACTCATAAAACAAATTACGATCAAAAGGCCCATATATTGTCTCACTATCACCCAAATCATCCCTAACAATAACATATAGCTGTGGATTAACAACATTCTCAATAAGTGGTACAATAGTATCTGTAATAACTCTTTCAGCAACATTCACATATTTAGTCTCAATGGTAGCAGGTAAATTATCACCTAATGAGCCTACATAATTATGATTTAAATCTACACCAGAGAAGAATGAAGTGCCAGATGCAAAAGCCGCATCATCAACTGGCCAGTCAACTTGAGGATAACTATCTACGTATAAATCTTCATAATCACTATCATCTACACTAACTCCAAGAGTATATGATGATAGAAGTTTTTCTATACTAATAATAATTTCAGACCATCTTTTAATTTGCCAATTATAAAGTAATATCCTAGAGGAATATTTACCTCCAGCTACTGGTACACCAAAGGCTACAATTGATCTTCTTGGATATACTGCCGAAGTGATATAGGGTCTACTACTATAGTCAAGTTGATCTAGTACATAGTTATTTACTTTTTCTTCACCAATAGGCATAACACTACTGCCATCAAATTGATAAAATCCACCTCTTGATAAGAAGAATGAATTACCAGCAAAATGTGTAATAGCTCCTCTACTTAATGGTCCAAGATTAGTAGAGATTAAGTCAAATCTAAAGATAATATCACCACCAACATATGTCATACGATGTAAAGCTCTTTCCTGATAAACAATTGTATACTCTCTACTATAAATACCTACAATATCACCGTAAAGATAATCTAAATCTCTAAATCCACTTTTGTTATTAATATCTGGATCCATGTCAGCAATATCACCACGAGATGACCACCACACTCTCGTAGGTCTTTCAAGATCATCATCATCTACGGTGTTAGCTAATACTAACCAATCAAGGTTAGCAACAGTAGCATATCTTGCCCTTGGCTTTTTAGTTGAGGTAAATAAATCTACAAAATTATTAGCACCTAGGTCTATAGCTTGAACCTCTTCTGATATACAAGTAGCTACTAATTTATTCTTATACTGAGTAAAATCCCAATGTTCATCCTCATCTAATGAGTAGTCACCACCAACATTTGTTTGATCTACTAAAGCAGTACCACCTAATTCAAATAGTTTAGTATCAGTACCAAAAAAAGTACGACTAACACCGTCAGTTCCTTTAACTGAAATAACACCTAAACATAGGCTAGGTAATGGATCTACACCTAAAGAAATAAAAGCACTAAATGGACTATATCCATCTAACTCTGGTAAAACATTCTGAGCTTTATGAACTGCTTTATCAGACAATAAAGATAAGTCTGGTGCAAATTCACCAAACATAAATGGTTTACCCATTTTAATTTACTCCTCTGGTAAAATAGATCTACTATCAAGATAATTTATACATTGCTCTTGATAAGCTTTTTGTTCACTCATAAATAATGGCATTATGTTATTAGCTAAATCCATTTGCCTTAAAGGTAGAATAGCTAGTGATTTATCACATTCAAATCTTATTAGATCAAAAGCATTTGTTAGCCAGTCATTTGTATCTGTGTCTAAAGATAATCTACCTAGATCTTTAATAAAGTAAAATCTAATTACATATTGACCAGAAGGTGTAGGTGCAATTCTAAGCTTATTATCAAAGATGGTATACCAAATAGGTATACCAGTATAGCTATTTTTTTCACTAACCCAACCAATTGTGGTTTTAACAAGCCTTCTTCTGTTGCTATTATCAATCTTAAGAATAACAGGCTCTAATACACTGACAAAGTCAGGTGGTAATTCGTAATGATCAACATTCTCAAAAGTAGTAGTTTCAGAAATTTGATTATTAAACCAATTTAAGTCATACCTCCTTTTATTTAATACTCTATTAATTTCACTCTTAATCTGTGCTTGGAAGCCGGTAGAGGCCGCTGAGTTTATACCAAGCAAATCAAAGGCTATCTGATTTTGTAGGTCTAAAAAAGTAGCCATTTATTTTCCTTTCTTTTTAGTTGGCTTTTTACTTCCTTTACAAGTCATTGGTTTCTCCTTTTTAGCTACACTGGTAGCTGACTCCTCATCAGCTACCAGCGCAACAGCGGCGTCCTGCATAAACAAATCTTCGTAGAAATTATCCACTATAGGGGACATTCTCTGGAAGATTAGTAGCATATAGTACAGTAAGAGTAGCTGAACCAGCGCTAGCTGCAGTACCCGATTGGGCATACTTTACATAGAGATCAGTTACTGCAGTACGTGCACATTCAAAGCCAGTAATGGGGGTTAGCCATTCACTGCCAGCAGCTTCAGCAAGAGCCGATGCATCCAAAATATCCACAGCTGATGCATCAGTGCCTACAGTAAGTACATTAGTACTAGCTGCATTGAATGCTGTTCTAACTTCAGTCATAATAGCTAGTAGTACTGAGTCTGGCGGCAATGCACCAAACTTAATACCAGAACCAATACCAGGAGTATCATATGCAACATCTACACGGATGGCATGTACTCCCTGAAGCTCAGTTGTCCTAGGCTGAATGGTCATTTACTTCTCCAGGCTTAATAGTTATTCGGCTGTGCCTAGCTTAGTAGCTATGAGGCTGTGCCCAGCTCGAGATAACCATTGTACCATAGTCAAAGGCAGCACCGCCATTATCGGGAGTATACTGGATTTTCTTCATACCGAAGATAGCACCAGATGCTACACCAAGTCGGTTGTCATAGTCAAACTTCTTTTCAACCCAGTCATACCGGGTCGGTCCACCATCCCTACCATAAGCTAGGGCCATAGACTGTGCACCACACAACACGTTACGACGAACATTTGAGACAACAGCACCGGTTGAACTATTAACACCATAGGGCAAGTAGCTAGAACGGTGAAGGATTACCCCGTGATATTCACCAAGAGCTGTAGTAAAGATTGGGCTACCACTTACACGACCACCTTCCATGGCCGCCCTCTGAATATCCCACCAGCCTTGAGTATCTGTTGCACGACGAAGGTCAGTAGCACAATATTCATGCAAGAACAAGACAAAGTAATCTTTGCCATTGATCTTGAGCGGTCGCATACGGGGCTGTGCTGTCCGGGCATACTCAATAGCAGCATCAATAGTGCTAAGTGTAAAGGTATCAGAGCTATCAAGGGTTTGATCACTAGTATGATCAACGCTTGTGTACAACTGACGGCCAGTAGTAGGAGCAAGGATAGTATTATTACCATTATACTGGAGTCTAGTTTCTGGCGTATACCCAGCAAGGTGGTTAAAGAAGACTTGCTCCATCCTCTCGGTCCACCAGTCCTTAAGGCCAATTCGACATTCCTCTCGGACAGAGAATGGTACACGCTGCTCAGACATACGGCCTTTAGACTTTACGCCATGCCTAAGCTGATTAATGTAGATAGCATCACTGTTAGTGATAAGGGCCTCTTCATTACCTTCCAGGATCTCATCACCAGAGATACCATCACCGGTAAGCAGGTTACGGAGACCAAAGGTAATCTTATCACCTGGAGACTTTTTCAGCTCAGTCTTTACCTGGATAAGGCTATTAGTGCCTTTACCCATGAACTTGCTAAAGTAGACCTCTTGAAGGATATTATGACCAATACCCATTGACCACTTCTTAACGGCCAACGGATGATTTACACCATATTCAGTAATCATCTCTATCACCTAGTTCGAGTTTATGTAAGACCGTTACGCCCGTTAAGCCCGGCGGCAGCCAATGGTCTAACTAATTTATTCTACCCCCCAAGCCCAGAAATTAACGGTACCAGTGTTATCAGCCCAAACTAGCCTTAGATATGGTACTGGGGCTTGTTGGTCAATTTCGGTAGAAGTATAAGTGGCCCCAGTAAGATTAACCCACTCGGCCTCTGGTGACAATCTACCATACAAAGTAACGGTAGCCGCATTAGAGATATCTAGCTGAAAAACTAGGTTTCCTAAGCTTCTGTTAAAATCGAGGGTAAAAACTTCATCACCAGTTGCTTCAGCTGTGGTTAAGATTAGCTTACCGTCACCATGTCGCATTGAAGTTACTCCTTAAAAGCCATGCAAGTCTTCCCAGGTTTTACCCTTCATAAACTTATCAAAATCGTCTTCAGACATTTTAGCAATAGTTTCTGCTGTAATCTTACCAGGCTTAGATTGACTCGATCCGCCACTTAGGCCCCTAACTTCTCTTGGATTACGGGGGGTCCTATTACTTTCTTCTTTACTTTCAACCGACTTAAATCCTCTTTTCTTGGCCAAAGAGTAAATTACCTCCACAGGACTTTTACCCTGAGAGTAGGCTTTCATAACCGTATTTTTAGCACGATTACCAATAATAAGAGGGATTTCTTGTTCGGTGTAGCCAACCTCCCTTAGCTCTTCGGCTTCTAGGGCACCTAGATGATTAATGGCTTTTAGGAAATCTGGGTGTGTAGTTTGTGAGGCTACATTTACATCAGTTAGCCATCTAGTTGATAGCTGGTCGTTAGCACTCTTAGCCTCTAGTGTCTTATCTCTTTTATCTACACCACTGGTCAGCTCTTCAATTTTTTTATTTAGCTTTTCAATAGTGCCCTTGAAATGACCAAGTGGGTCAGTTTCATAAGCAGGAATTTCTGGCTCTTCTTCCTTCTTTTCCTCACTAGGCTTATTACGAGCAACAAGATTTTCTACTACGCGATCAAACCTCTCATTAAGCCTATTAAGTTCATTCTCTAGAACTTGCCTTTTTGCCCTTTCATCCTTTAGCGCGGCAATTGGTACTGAAGATTTTTCTTCTTCATCGCCTTTATCATCCTCTGTTTTTTCTTTTGTTTCTTTGTTATAATCGGTACTACTGGTTTCCTCTTGGCCCTCCTTAAAGACCTGATCCTGTTCTTCAAGGCCGGTCTCTTCGGTATCTTCATTTTCTTGAGTTGAACTATCAGTATCCCCTTCTTGAAAAAAGTCTAGGGATTCTTCATAGTTTTTATCATCATTTGTCATTTGACTTCTCCTTTTGTTTGATTGAAGCCTCAGTAGTAGCTAACTTGCTAAACATATCTACTACTGACCTTTTCATATCCATACCATGTTTTTCTTTGTCATGGCCAGCTGTAATTTGTGCCCTTTGGATTTCAAGCAGTCTATTTATAATCTCTCCAATAGCATCAGTATGATCAGTTGTTTCCTCAACTTTAGCAAGGTTAAGTAGGGCACTAGATCTATCTTTTTCTACTCCAGCTTTTTCCTTTTCAAGAGCAATTCTACTAGACTCTTTTTGCTCTGGTGTCGGCGGTTGACTAATAACCTTTTGTAGTTCATCAACAACATGTGCAGGCAATGGACTATATCTAAGAAGTGTAACCAAGAATTGTGGTGGAATTTTTGGCTGGTTCATCAAGTAAGGTATAAGCTCTACAATAATAGCCCATACATCTGACTTAACATCACCTGAACTTGGTGCTTCATCTACCTTAACATAATAGTTTCTAAATAGTAAGCTTTTTATTTGTTGTGAGTATGGTTTATTAACCTCACTAATAATACTATCAATTATATTATCAGGAATATAATTTTGAAGTATAATTAGCCTACAACGACCAATACCTCTAAGTTGTTCTCTACGTGATTGGAAAAATGCTGATAATACGGTTAATCCAGCTCTTTTTCTAGCTGACTCAACTTTTCCAGATTGTTGCCTATCAGCTAACCCTAACATCTCTAAATTTACACCAATAGTATTGTTAATAGCATTCATTGAATAATCTAAAAGCTGTGGTAAACCTGTGGGCATAGGGGAGGCATCTGGAATATGAAATCTCTTTTGTGATACAGCACCATCTTCTAACCATTTAATCCTATCAGCTCTAGCATAGTCTTCTTCAAATTTATTCATATTCGCATTGGTTACAGCACCTTTCTCCATGAAAAGGCCTTTACCAGCTGTAGACATATTATGCATAAGATTACTTAAAAATTTATTAGACCATCTTTGTGGATCACGTGTAAATCTTAATAGACCAAAATAATAACCTTTTGTCAAGTCATATTTACCAGTAGTACAGTAGTAATTATAACAGTCAATATCAGTAATTTCCTCTAGTAACACACCTCTTGCATAGTATACTTGAACTAAATCTCTTCTTGGCTCTTTTCCAAGATCTTGAACAAAACTACCTAATTTTTCCATTCTTGACTTAAAAGTATTAAAGTCATCTGATTTAATATACCCAGTATCTTTACCGTCCACGCTATAGTAAGTATATTCTCTATTTACTACCCACTGAAAATGAATAACAGCCATTCTATTTAAATAGTCTCTTATACCATTATTTCTATAATCAGTATCATCACTACTTAGTGAAACAAACTTATTATTATCATATAGACCAGCAGTTTTTACTTCTTCAATCTTACCAGGCCATTCTACTTCTACTTCTTTTTCAGTCATATATCTTCTTCTAAAAAGAAAATTAGCATCAGCTAAATTCTTTTCTTTAGCATCAGGATCCCACCCCATCTCAAAAGGATCAACCTTAACTTCTTTAATATTATAAAATCCATCTCTTACTTCAAGAGTACAGCTTATCCATCCATACCCTTGAATAAGACAATCTTTAAAAGCTTCAGTATGCTCAAGGTCATAACCTTGCTTAAGTAATGAAGTAGTTACCTCTTGAATTACTTCCACAGGTCCTGATCTAAGAAATGAATTTGGATGATACCTTACATCCATTTCTCTATCACACTCAACACCAGAAACTACACTAATAAATTTATCAACAAAGTTAAAAACCACTATTGGTCTAAGGTTAGCTGTCATACTAGCTTCTTCTTCAGCTGTATATTGTCTACCAGCTAAGAACTCATAATTACCCCAAGCTTCATCTGACCATTCAGCCATAGCACTATCAAAGTCATTAATTGACTTTTCAATCATAGCAATGACGTCATCCGGATCTAAGTCGTCTTTCTTTATATCGTCATCCATGATTGACTTGGTCCTTTCACCCTTCTATAATTATCTCTACTAACATATGGCTCAGGTATATTTTCTCGAATAATTTCTTTATATAATTTATCATGGCCAGATGCAAAAGTCAACATAAATGCATCGGCAATATCAGGTGACCTATAGCCACGATTTTTT